GGCGGCGAGATCAGGCAGGGGCACGGTGGTCTCCGGTCAGTGGTGGAAGATCGAGAACAGGGAGTAGGCGATGGTCGCGAGACCGACGAGGAACGTGAAGAACCGGGTGTAGGGCGTCCAGAACTGCTCCGTCTTGGCGACCTCGGCAGTGCGCTCCCGGTCCTCGGCGACCTTGGCGTCCTTGAGTGCCTCAGCGGTGGCGATCCGGGTCGCGGCGGCAGCCTCAGCGGCTTGACCCAGGCTCTGCACGGCGAGCGTCAGCTTCTCCTCGACGGATACGACCCGCCGCAAGGTGCCCTCCATCTCCTTGAGCTGTGCGTCGTGGCCATCGAGGCGGGTGAGGATCTTGCCGTCCGCGACGCCGCGGCTGTACGCGTCCCGCGGGGATTCCATCTCGCCGGTCACGCCTGGGCACCGGTGACGGTCGCGTGAACCTCGGCCATGAGGGCGTGGACGTCGCGGAGGATCTCGCGCGTCTCGGCGTGCTCAGCCAGGACCGTGTCGTGGGTCTCGGTGTCCCGGGCCTCGGTGCGAGCAGACTCGATGGACTGCCCGACCATGATGATGCTCAGCAGCACCAGCTGCAGGAACGTCTGGGCGATCCACCCGACGATGACGACGGGGTCACCGGTGTGCAGGGCGCCGGGCAGTGAGACGAGGGCGATGGCCGCGAAGATGATGGCCACCCACATGGTGCCGACGATGCTGGTGATGCGGGCCCCGGCTCGGGTGAGTGCCTGGTCGGTCCTGCGGATCAGGTTGGGCATGATTCCCCCAGGTGTGGGTAGAGGTCTTGACGGGGGTATAACACCCGATGCATGATGGCCTGGTGCGACCCGCTACCGTGACCGGCGTGAGCCCCAACAAGCCCAAGACGCCGCTCGTGGCACTGCGGATGGCACCCGAGATGAAGGCCCGCATCCTGGCCGTAGCCAAGGTCGAGATGGTCGACTTCTCGGAGTGGATGCGGCGGGCTGCGCTCGAGCGTCTCGCCCGCGTGGAGGATCGCGACACCTAGCCGCGACGGATGTCAGACGGGGGATCTACCGTGATGAACATGCTGATTCGTAGTGCTGTCGCTGTGCTCGCCATGGCTGCGGCGCTCGTCGCGATGGCGTCCCCGACCTCAGCCGGTGATGGCCTGCTCATCGGCCGGTACTCGACACCGGAGATGGCCGACCCGATCGTCGCCGCGGCACCTGCCCCGGCCGTGACCCCAGAGCCCAGCGTGACCGTCGAGGTCGCTGCGCCGACTGTGGTGAGGAAGCCGACTGCACCCAAGGTGCACCCCAGCCCTGTCGTCTCGCCCGATCCTGTCTCGGTACCCGTCGTCGCCCCGCCCGCGCCCGCTCCGGTCGCTGCTCCCATCGTCGAGCCCGCTCCGGTCGCAGACGGTGGTCCCGACGCGGCTCAGACCTGCCCGAGTGGGCGTGGGGAGTGCCCGACCGGCGTCGTTCAGACCCCGATCGCGACTCCGATCCCCTAGCGGAACCACAGCACTGCGCCGCTGAGGCCTGCTCGGTTCGACGCGCTGGCTGTGAGCGCCATGGTTGAGGCGAGCTGGCCCTGAACTGTCAGCGTGCCTCCGGCGACGAGCCCAGTCACGAGCGGCGACATGATGGACGGGGGGATGGACCCAGCGACTCCCGTGCCGAAGGTCACCTCGGACACACCGGTGCCCGTGCCGTTCACTACAGCGTTGAGGTCGAGGATCACCGGGACGCCCGCGTTGTTGTTCACATACGACCAGCAGCTCACGATGACGACCGCCTTGGTGATACCCGTGGGGACCGTCAGGCCAGTCGTCACGATGATCGACGGAGCGACCGTCACGGCGAAGCCCGAGGTGGACGCGAGGATCGGCGCCGGGACCACGGGACTCACCAGCGCGTCGTTCCCGATGATCCCACCGCGGATCGTCATGTCGTTGAACTCCGCGTTGCCGCTCGGCTTCATGCCCCAGCCGGACACCCCAGCCACGTAGTTGTTGGACCGGAAGTTCCCCTGGTCCGCGACCAGGTCGCCCGTAGTTCCGTCGACGTGAATGCCGAGACCCCCGGCGAAGGCGGCACGGACCTCGTCCTGGATCCACTGCTGGATGCGCGCCTTGAGCTCCTGATCTCCGGAGCCGAAGTTGATGCCGCCTACCGGGCTTGCCATGTCAGACCTCCGCGAACATCGGGGCGAGAGTCAGCGTGGTCTCGACACCAGGGTTGATGTTGCCGTCGAGCTGGATGATGCGTGAGTGCCGAGCTCCTGGTGCGAGTACTGGGTCATTGCCGATGATGAGCTGGCAGTTATCCCCCGCGAAGTACTGGTCGAGGGTGGGCCCGCCACCTCCCGGAGTCGGGGTGCTGTCGGCGGGGGATCCGTCGTTGCGCACCTTCACCTTCATGTAGACCGATGGTCGGTTGTTCTGGAGGAGGAACTGCGCAGCGTAGGAGTCCAGGAGCGACTGGTCCCCCACCGAGGAGTGGCTCTGGTCGACGACGTCCATCCGCGGGTAGCCCGCCGACGTGAGTGTGGTCGAGTCCGCCTCGGAGAGCAGGACACCCGCTTGTGACCCGGCTCCGATCTCCCAGGCGCGCGTCCCCATCTTCGTCGCGTCCTCGTCGTACTCGTAGTCGGACACCATCGTCTTCTTGACCGATGCGTCGAAGATCCAGTCCCCACCGCTCTGGGTGAGCAGCGGAGCGGTGGGAGTCCCGACCCTCATGACCCACTGGATGCGGGTCGAGTCGCCGGGGACATACTGCGGCACGAACCGGATCTCCGGCCCGTTGAGTACTCCGGTGAGCTCCTTGAGCATGGCCCCCACCCAGGAGAGGTTGTATCCGGGGTACGTGCGGGTGTACCCCGGAGTGCGGCCCTGGGACGGTGGGAGGACGATCGGGAGATTGCCTCCGACGCCCGCGAGCGACTGCTGGACGAGTGCTGCAGCCATGTCCCCGTAGGAGAGGTTCGAGGACGATGGGAACGTCGTCGTCGCGGCCTGCGCAGCCCCCAGCGCGAGCGGCTGGGCGAGCACCGGGATGACGAGGCGGCTGTCGAACATCGACCAGATGCCCGCCGCACCGAGGGACATCGTCCCAGCCGCCCAACCGTAGTTCCGAGTCCAGATCGGGCCAGCCGCCTTGAGGACCGAGCCGTACTGGAACGCCACGAACGAACGACTGGTGGCCGTCTTGTGGAAGATGTCCTCGATGGCAGATGACGGAGACGCGACGTTGACTGTGCAGGACATCGTCCCAGCCCCGAGCAGCATGTCCTGCCAGGCACCCGCCGTGGGGGAGAACCGTGTCCAGATCTTGCCGGTACGCAGGTCCCCGACGAGGACTTGGTACTCGGACATCACGCCCCCATGAAGGAGGCCATGAAGGAAACGTAAGAAGCCCCAGAAGTCCAGGTCCCTATCGTCTCAGCCTGAACGTTGCCGGCACTGTCCAAAATGATCGAGACCCCACCACTATCACGAGTCGTGTAGAAGTACATCGTCGCTACGGGACGGAAGCCTGCAGGGAGCGTCATCATCACGCCTGAAGACGCGCCTGTGATAGTCGTCCCCGTGCGTCGCAGAACAGCCTGGAAGACGCAGAGTCCTGACGGCTCACGGTGGACCCCGCGAGGTGTGTAGGGTGCACCAATCTCTGACCACCCCGTACCGAGAACAGGAACACCGTCCCGTCCACCAGTGATGACGGACCACGCAGTGCTGTTGTAACCCTCCGTGAGATGGGTGTCGAGGCGGTAGACGGTCAGGCCGTCATAGAGGGTGATCGCATCGCGCTCCGTCTGGTTGCGAACCGGAATCGGGTCATTGCGCGTAGACGTCCACTGGAACTGCTGGGTGATGGTCACGCCGACTCCGCTGGTGCCCGCCGTCGCGGTGGACAGAACCAGCGCCGAGGCGAGCGCGTAGGCACCTGCCGGGATCGCAGCCAGTGCGATGGCCAGGCTCGGGGTGGCTGACGGCGCACCGTTGTACACGGTGAGCAGCGGGCCGGTCGATGTGTCGGGGCTGATCGTCGCGTCAGGGTCCTGCTGCATGACGTAGATGACGTCGTATCGGCTGTTGGAGGCCGGGGGGACGATCGACGGAACCAGGAAGACCCCGTCGTTCGCCATGACGCGGGGACCGTCCGTCGCACCCTTCGACGTCACGAACGTCGCGGCCGGGACGCTGTACTGCCAGGGCGAGATCGAGCTAGTGCCCGTCACGGCGAAGCCCGACGGGCCGTACATGACGCCCAGCCGAACGTCGAGAGCTCCGGGTCCCTGCAGCGCGAGCTCCGCCGACATCGCCAGACGCGCGTCGAGTGCACTCAGGACCGGGTGGGTCGTCGACCCGGTGTGCAGCGCATTGTGGATCGTCATGAGGAGCCTTTCACCAGGACGGCGGTGTGAACGAAACGGTCAGAGCGGTGGTTGAGTTGTAGGACCCGAGCGTCGTGAAGGCGAAGGTCCGTACTCCGGGGATGCCTGCTGGTGTCGCAGCGGGGATGACCGGCCACTGCGTGAAGGAGAGCATCCCCTTCCGGTCCGACCCGTTGAGCGTCACCGACCCATCGGCCGTATTGATGACGACGGTGTCCAGCGCGCCGAGCTGGCCCACGTACGTCAGAACGACGCCATCCTCGAGCGAGGTGATCTGGAACCCTGCCGCGTCCTGAGGGCCAGCCACTGTCAGAACCACGGGTGCCTCGGCAGACCCGTAGTTCGACACCGAGACCCGGCCAGCGTTCGTCGTCCCGTAGGCGAGCGGGTAGGCGAGCGGACCATAGGCGAGCCCGCCCGACGACGTCGGGAGCCCTACCGGCTGCGACGTCACCGTCGCCCCGTACCAAAGCGGGTCAGGGAAGTAGAACTGGAGCCCAGCCTTCAACACCAGGCCGAATCCGAACTCCTGGACAACAGGGATAGATCGGTTCAGCACCTGTGCGCCGGACGTCAGGAGGCCCTGTCCCGGGAGCTGGAACCAGATCGGTCTAGTTGTCTTCTGTGGGTAGGTCGACGCTCGGAGTTGTGCGATCGCTGTATTGAACGGGACCGTCGGAGTGCCTGCGATGTTGAAGATCGCGTCCCGAGTGACTCCACTTCCGTAGGTCGGTTCGACGAACCCACCTGTGGCCCGCGTTCGCTGCGTCATCTGCGCCCGGACCCCCGTCAGGTCCAGGAACCCAAGGTCCGTGAACTGGTACGGTGTCCCAGCTCCCATGAGCAGCCCATCGAACTCGACCTGGAAATCCTGCGCGATGAGGCCGCTCACTGGACGGTCCGCAGACGAAACGCGAAGTCCGCCGCGATCTGCTCAGGCGGCTGCGTCCCCGCGTGGTAGTCCTGGATATACACGTTCCCCGACCCCTTCCCACCGGCACCGTTGAGGAGCGATTCCGTCTGGGCGTGCGGGACGACCTGGGAACCCTTCGGCAGGTTCACGAGTTCGCGGCCGTTCTCACCGACAACCGCGGAACCGCCGGCGAAGTTGTCCGTGCCGTTCGCGAGCATCGGCATCTGCGGGACCTGCAGGTTGAACCCGCCGATCACACCGATGCCCGGGATGTGCGTGTCGATCGACGGCAGGGTCAGGTGGATGGAGTTCCACCCGCTGATGATCCAGTTGACGACACCCTTGAAGCTGTTCTTGATGCCGTCCCACATGCCCGACGCGGCCGAGGCGATCCTCCCGGGAACGGACTGCACGAACCCGACGATCGTGTCCCAGTGGGTGGCGATCTCGAGGACCGCGAGCCCGATGGGGCCGGTGAGGATCCCCAGGATCAGAGGCCAGTGGGCCTTCACCCAGTTGATGGCGGTGGACACACCCGACGTGATGCCGTCCCAGATGCCGGTGAAGAACCCGGCGACGGCGTTCCACACCGTGGAGGTGACGTCCTTGATCCAGTTCCAGGCAGAGCTGATCCAGCCCTTGATCAGGTCCATGTGGGTGGCGATCAGGACCCCGAGGCCGATGACCGCTGCGATGACGATCGCGATCGGGCCCATCGAGATGACCCACGCGGCGGCGATCTGCACAGCGGATGCTGTCGCGACGATCCCCGACCACACCCACTTCGCGCCCTGCACTGCCAGTTGTGCGACGGTCACAGCAACCCCGGCTGCCGTCGCCGCCCCGGACGCGACCCAGCTGGCGACGGACTGTGCACCAGACACCACAGCGGCGACCCCGGTAGCCACCCACCCGGCGACGACCTTCGCCGCGTTCACCGAGGCCTGCGCACCCGATGCGATCCACCCGGCGACCATCTGCCCGAACGCGAACACACCCGCGGCCGCGGATGCGACCGCAGCCGCACCAGACGCCACCCACCCGGCGACAGTCTTCGCGGCCGAGATCGTGGACTGCACGCCCGACGCGATCACCTTCACCGTGTAGATGCCGATCGCGGTCGCCAAGACCCCGCCAACCACCGCGCCGAGCGCGATCGCCGCGGACTGGTGCTTGGTGAACCAGGTCACCGTCTTCGCGGTCCCGTCCATCAGGGCCTCGATCTTGGGGATCAGGGCTGTGCCGATGTTGATCGCGACGGAGTTCAGTGCTGATGCCGCCGATGCAATCTTGAAGTTGAAGTCCTTCTGGACCTCACCCCAGTCCTTCACGTTGCCCGACGCGTCAGCCGACGCACCGGCAATGTCGGCGACGTTGCCCTTGAAGGTCTCCATGTTCCCGCCGGTCAACGCCAGAGACGACGCCAGACCCGACTGCCCACCGGTCATGTTCCCCATGACCGCGTTGAAGGTCTGCGCGTCGCCCTTGCCGGCCTTCAGGGTGTCGGAGAACCCATTCGCGGCCTTCGCGGTCGTCGCGAACTGGCGACCGAGGTTCGCGGTCAACGCCGGCTGCGTCTTGAGCTCCGCCATCCACTGCTTCTGGGTGACGGTGCCGTCGAGGTACCCCTGCGCGATCTTCTGCAGCGACGCGGGCATGGCCGCGAGCTCGGTCTTCGCGGACTGCGCGGCGAGCTTGGACTCGTTGAACGAGGACTGCAGGACCAGCCCGGCCGGACCCATGTGGGCCATGACAGCGGTGGCCATCTCCTCCATTGTCCCGGTCAGGCCCTTCTTGCCCAGGTTCTGGGCGACCTCCGTGGAGTTCAGACCCATCTGGGCCATGGCCTTGGACGCAACCGCGGACGGGTTCTGCAGGGCGCCGATCGTCCCGGCCAGGTTCTGGGATGCCTGCTGGGCGCTGATGCCCTGCGCGGTCATCGTCGACATCGCACCGAGGACCTCGTCCATGCCGATCCCGGCCTTCGACGCGGCGGGCAGCACCGTGGACAGCGACGACGACAACGCCTCCATGGTCGTCTTGCCGGCGGCGACGGCGGTCACGAGCTTGCTGGTGACCACGGCGGCCTGGTCGGCGGGCAGCTGGTAGTCCGTCAGGGCGGTGGTCACACCGTCCGCGACGGTCTTCAGGTCAGCGTTGCCGAGCTTCGCGCCCTCAGCGGCAGCCTTCAGCACCGTCAGGCCGTCAGCACCGTGGTACCCGGCCGACTCCACCAGGTACATGCCGGAGGACAGCGCCTGCGCGGACGTGCCGACCGAGCCGGCCATGTCGACCATGCCCTTGGACACCAGGCCCAGGTTCGCGGCGGACTCACCGGCACCCGTCTGCAGCTGGGTCACGGACTCCTGGAAGTCGCCCGCCATCTTCACCGACGCGCCACCGACAGCGATCGCCCCCACGACCAGGCCAGTCAGGGCGACCTTCCCGACCGCCGACGCCGCGGTCATGGACGCCTGCGTGGAGTCCCCGAAGGCCTTGATCTCACCCTTCGCCTCGCCGAGCCCGGCCTTCAGACCGGCAGCGGACGCGGTGATCGCGACGATGATCGGGGGCAGCGAACCAGCCATGTCGGCACCCCCTCTTCAGATTCGGATTGCCTTCGCCCATTCCTCAGCGGCGATGGCGGTCATCTTGGGCAGCGACAGTTCGTACGCAGGTCGCATGTACGGGCGTGCGGGCAGGGTCGAATGCCCCGTCGTGCCGCCGAGCTCCTGGATGCGGGCGTAGACCGCTGTGGGGTACACCGACCCCTTGGCGACCCACCCGTTGACGCTCACGGGGTCGGACTTGATGGACCGGCGCAGCGTCCCGGAGACCACGTCTGGGGGTTCACCCGGGCGGGACGTGGTCGGGGCGCCCCGCTTGTGGGAGCCGGTGGACTGCTTCTTGGCCTCGGACTCGACCACAGCCTCAGACCGTTTCACGATGGTCTTCGCGGTCTCCTGCGCGGCCAACGACACGGCCTCCAACGCGGCGATCACCTCGTTGATCCCGAAGATGTCGCTCACTGGTTCGCCAGCCGGTCCCGGGTCTTCTGGACCTCGAGCTCAACGCGGTGCAACTGCAGGTCCCAGTCGACGAGCAGGGATGACGTCTCCTCGTACTCGGCCGCGGAGATGCCCATCAGCTTGCGGTACTGGTAGGACCGCCAGCGTTCGGTTACTTCCGGGTCGGGCGCGGCCGAGATGGACCCTTCGAGCGCGTACTGGAGGGTTTTGAGCCGCCAGAAGGGCCTTTTGGGTCGGGGCTGCCGTCTCCGACGCTCATGTCGAGGGACAGGTCCGTGGAGGCGGCGGCCTCCGCCGCCACCGCCTGGGTCAGCGCCTCGTAGATGGACGACGGCATGTCCCCGACCGTGTTGGGCTGCGGGAGCGGGAGGTCCAGGGACCACCCGGCGAGGAGCGCGGCGAGGGTCGCGTCGGCGACCTGGGTGAAGGCGTCCTGGTCGGCCTCGGACAGGTCCAGCCCCAGGGTGGCGGCGTCCTTCGCGGGACCGGCCTCCATCTCCTGCAGGGCCCCGATCTCCACGCGGGCCTTCATGGACAGCCGCCCGCTGACCCGTTCGATGCCCCGCTTCCCGTACACGGTGAGGTCGTCCCGCAGGTTGCCGGACTCGCTGCCGGGTTCCCTCAGGTCGGCCCAGTGGCCGCCGGGGAGGTCGATGCGTCGCACGGGAGGATCTCCTGTCTCAGTAGGTGAGTGCCTGGGCGGTCAGGGCTATGAACTTCACCGGGGACACGCCACCCGAGGCGGCATCGGTGGCGTTCGCGAGGGGCTTGAGGTCCATCTGGGTGATGATCATCCCGTCGCCACCACGCTCCTGGTGGACCTGCGAGGCCTTCACCGTCGACATCTGGAACTTGAACGACAGGCCTGTGCTCGCCGGGGGGCTGAACGTGATCGAGTACGGGAACGGCGTCCCGGCCAAGGCGAGGTTCTGCTCGACGTCGGCCGCGTTGATGAGGGTCAGGCTCGCCCCCGCGCAGTCCAGCTGGCCCGCGAACAGCCGGTAAGGGGCGAGCTGGCCCAGGGTGTGGGTGGGCTTGACTCCCCGCTTGAACGACAGGGTCCCGTCCACGATCGGGGTCGTGGTCACGGAGTTGAGGGACACCGCGCATGCCCAGGCAGGCGCCGCCGCGACCGTGGAGAACGCCGTCGTGGGACCCGTGCCCGACACCGTGTACGGCATCGACTGGACCTTCACGGTCAGCTCGACGAGGCCCGTCGCGGCGAACTTCACCGAGATCTCGTCGACCTGCCCGCCGGGCATGGTCCGCAGCTGGTAGCCGTCCCAGTCGAAGAACGTGTAGGACGGCGGCTGGTTGCCGTTCAGGGTGTCGTTGTTCAGGAGGCTGATCGTGTGCGTGTACGGGGACACGGTGCCCACGATCGTGTCGACCCCGCCGAGCAGACCCCGCATGAGGGCCGGCAGGGTGTCCACGTAGGCGAGGCACGTGAACGTGTACTCGTCGTGGCGGGCCGTGATGACCTGGTCGATGACGGACACCATCGACCCGATGTAGGACGTGTTGTCCACGACGGTCAGGACCGGCTGGATCTTCGGGTTCATCACCGGGATGAAGTACGTCGGGGCGGCGGCGGCGGTGCCGCGCACGGCCTCGATCGCCATCCCCATGGAACTGGACGCGTTGGCGTAGGGGCCGGTACCGGTCATGGCTTGATCTCCTCAGGGTGTGCGGCGAGCCATGCGGCAACGTCGGCGGGTTCGACGGGGGGCGGAGGGGCAGGAGCCGGCACAGGCTCGACGGCGGGCTTGACGGTGACGGGCGACTTCGTGGCCGCCCACACCGGTCCGGGACCGTCCGTGCCGAAGTCGGTGAGGTCGACGACGTCGCCCGGGTCAACCAGCAGGACACTGCCGTCAGGCAGGGTGACGTTCGACTCGTAGTCACCGGTGAACTGGTACTTGGTCATGTCGCTCCTCTACGCGGTGATGAACTCGACGGCCTGGGTGTCGATCGACGTCCACACGTTCGTGGTGCCCGAACCGGTCTCGAAGGGCATGCCGGTGTCGACGACGATCCCGGCGTCGCCCTCACCGTTCTGGAAGATCGGGGAAGTGGTGGACGCGAGGGTCCGGTCCGCGCGGAGCAGCGCGAGGATGGCCTCGAGCAGGGTGTCGTGGTCGTCCATGGCGTCCTCGGCGAGGAGCTGGGTGGACCGGGCGAGCAGGTGCAGGCGCAGGTCGTGGGTGACGAGCTTCTTGCCTGCTGTCGGGCCGCCGACGGCGATGCGCACCTCGGACGTGTGGTAGATCTCGACGTACACGACGGCGCCGGAGGGTGTGCCGGCGGGGACGTTCGCGAGGGCGTCCATGGACCGGGAGATCTTCGGTGGGGACGCGTACACCTTCCCGACCCCGGGGATGTTCGCGGCGGTGAGGTAGTCCGCGACGACGTGCCGGGTGGTCTTGCGGCTCACCGGGCCCGCCGGAAGGGGATGAGGAGTTCCTTGGCCCGGTTCACGTTCGCCCCGGTACCGCGGGGGAACTCACTCGCGGTGGGGGTGCCTGCGTCGTTCAGGACGATCGCGTCGACACCGCGGGTCTGGATGAAGACCGTGGTCATGAGCACCGCCGCTTCCTTGACCGCGGGAGGCAGGTTCGACACCGAGACACCCGCAGCGTGCCCGTACAGGAGTGGGGCGGTCAGGGGGACCGTGGTCGACCCGGCGACGTACGTGGAGGCGACGGTGACCTGCTCGGTGCCGCCACCGGTGACGTCGTAGACCGTCAGGGCCGTCCCGGGGTAGATGCCCAGGACAGAGCTGAGGGTGATCGACGTCGCAGCCGCAGCGACAGTCACGGCGAGGGTCGTGTTCGGGAACCCGTTGACGTACGTGACCTGCACGATGGGCCGGGCGCCGAGCGTGGTCCCGCTGGGGGACCCGATGAGCGGGTTGATGACGGGGATCTCGACGGCGCCGTGCATCCCGATCGCCACGTCGGCGAGCGAGGTCAGGGGGGTCATCGACGAGGGCCGATACCCGACCGACACCGCGGACACCTCGAGGACGGGCTTGCGGGGCAGCGGGACCTGCACGGCGCCCCACCGGTTCACCCGGTACCGGCCCGAGACCGTGTCCCGGGTCGCGGCCAGCACCTGGTAGCACCATCCGTCGATCCACGACGACGCACGCTCGATGGCGTCACGCAGAGCCTGGTCCTGCTGGGGCTGCGTCCCGCCCTGGATGAGAGACCGGGCGTCCAGGGCGGTGGGTGCGGCCAGCCACTCGGCGAGCGTCAGGTACGGGGTGTGGGCGGCGTACGTGGTGGCGTACGGGGCCACGATCGGGATCGACACGGTCAGCCTCCCGACGGGTACTGGTGGAAGTGTTCGACGGCGGGCAGGTGGGGGTGCCGGTTGTGCCCGTGGGCTTCGAGGAGGGCCCCGATGCGGACATCCATGCGCCGCCAGTCCCCCGCGGGCATCAGGCCGCCGTCCTGGTCGACCGCGGCGGCCTGCGCCATGAGGTCGGGCAGGGTGGCCTTGAGGTGGGCGGTGAACCTGGTGCAGCCGAGGCACACGAGGAGTTGGGCGCCGATCGGGTACGGGAACCCGCACCACGGTTGCCGGCACTCGGTGAGGGCCTCGATGACCCCGGCGTGGATCCCGATGTCGTGCTCGACGATGAGCAGGTCCCCGTCCCACGCCCACGCCTCGACGAGGAGCCGGGCGTAGGCGGTGGGGTCGTTCGGGTCGAGTTCCCGCCATGCGACGTCGACACCGTCCGGGACGTGCTCGCTGATGCGCCGGACGGTGTCGAGGTGGAGCTTCTCAGCGGTGTAGGGGACGAGGACGATCACTCGGGTGCGGCGGCCTGGTCCACAGCGTCGCTGACGGGGTTGGTCTCCGTCGCCGGGCCGGCGTCGTGCGCTGCCACGGCGGCGAGCTCGGCCTCGGTCAGGGTCGTCCCGGCGGGCGGCTCGGTGCTTGCGGCCTTCGCCTGCTTGGCCGTCAGCTTCTTGACCGCGACCACAGCCTCCGACGGAAGAGCCTTCGCGGCGGCGAGCTCGGCCTCGAGGGACGCGATGCGCTCCCGCAGACCGTGGAGGACCTGCGGGATCTTGTGCGGGTCCGACAGCTCCACGAGGGACGCCTTGACCTGGTTCGCGAGGTGCTCACCCTCGGTGATGAACTGGCCGCGCTGCTTGATGAGCTCCTCACCGAACGCGGCAGAGACGTCGAACACGCCGTCGACCCCGGCCTCGACGGCGCCGAACACGGGGTGCAGCAGGGACTGTGCACCGGACAGAGCGATGACGCGCATGATGGTCGTCCTTCTGTTGAGGGGGGTCGTTCCAGGGGCGC